AGATACCTTTTTTCCGCTCGATATTTGAGCCGAAGGGTATCGCTCGGTGTCAGCCGATACGCGAGTCACACGCGCCTGCGTGATGGTGTTCATTAGCTTGATGAGTAGCTCGCGCATTATCTGCCAGTCCTGCCGTTTAGCTTATCGTCGGCACTCTTGTTGATAGCTTCCTGCGCGATTTGGTTAATCTCTTCATCGGTCAATTGCGCTCCCCCAAACGGGTCTCCGATACTGTTGGCATCCTGAGTGCTGACAGGCGCTGCCAGCTCAAGCGTATATGCGTTTGCTACTACAAAATCAACGGCTGTCTCGACGCCTTCGTTCAGGTTCTCCTTGAACGTGACAGACTTAATAAGCATCGTCTCATTGATGGCGGCGTTATCATCGATAACCATCGCGGTACGGTTAAACCATAACGGCGTGCCAGCACTAACGGTATGGGTGTCAATAACGCAAGAATACTGCCGGCTGCGCGCCATGCGTATATTGGCCTCCCACTCGGCGCGCTCTTTGAGTGCCGCAACATCGCTGACATTCTCGGCTACCAGATACATAACCCTAGTGTTACGGGTCATGGACGTATCGGACGCCTCTGCCTGCGCATCCACTATCGACTCGTTATCGGTGTCGCCGGCCTCGTTCATTCCCTGCATATTGGCTTGTGAGCCGACAATGTACCGGCTGAATCGCTGCGAATAGTCGTAACTGACAGAGCTGGAAAGCACGTTATTCTGCAATCTAGTATCGTTGCGACGATTAATAAATGACATCCCCAGTGGATTCCCGCTTGCCCGTGTGATGACGATAGCGCCGGCCCCGTTAGTGGTGAGCATAACGCGCTTCTTGCGTGCGAATTTCTCAAGATAATCGTGTGCGCTTTGACCGGCATCCGGGGCGACAATCTCAAACGATGTGAAGTCCTCTAAATCTGTTACCTGATTGATCACCGGCAAAGCAAGCCCGAACAGAGCCTGAACCTGGTTAATGATCGATACCAGCGATATGTTTTGGGCAGACGGGCTGAATGTGGCTGGCATCGTTGAGTCTACAAGGTCGCACGTTACATCGCGTCCCGCCACTGTTACCGAGTGCGTGGTGTTTGACGTATCGACATTGACCGACTCAACATACCCGGTAAGTACTGGCACGCGGTCAATAGTGACCTTGCACAGCGAGCCAAGTTTTACCGGGTAAGATTTCGCATTGAAAGCACCATCTACATCGATAGCCGAGAAGCTGAACTGTCCGGCGAACGTCTCGATATTCTGTGTGACCGCCATGGCCGTGAAATTGGTATATGGCACGCCATCTACTACCAATGCCATCATTCGGATAGCACCTGAATGTTACCGGCAATGAATGATATATCCGCGGTATTATTAAGCGCGGCAATAGAGTCTGTTACGGCATCATCGTCTGCGCCATAATAAGCAAAACACACGGCCCGAACGGGTCGCTGTGCGGTCCTGACTGCCAATAAGCGCCTTGCATTGACCCGCTCGGCATTCAGGAAAGCGTTTGTCAGCGTCCTGACCTTCATAATGGCATCGCGCAAATCGCCGGATATCTCGCCATCGATTAGCGAGTCGTACTGCGATTCTAGAGTTGCCTTGATGGCGTCGATATCGTCAACTGTGGCATATTCCTTGACGGCAGCGGCTTGGTATGCGTTTACCAGGTAAGCGGCTTTCATGCCGTTAACCATAAGGTTCTGATTGATGCGCCGCTGTATGCGCGAGTACGTGTTACCTGTTACGAGGTCGAGATTGTCGCCAAACCCAAACATATTAAGGTAGACGTCAAGCGCGCTATCGACCGTGTTATATAGGCCTCGTGTTGATTGAACTACGTCGATCAGTGAATCAGCGAGTAATTGCGGGGCCTGAACAAGCGCAACGACATCCGCCTGATAGCTGTTAATACTGGCATTGAATTGGTTTATTTTGCTGGTAACGACAGGAACAACCGACACAGCATCACGTGCGGTGCTGAAAAATTCTGACAGTGTTTCAGTAGCAGATCGAAGATTGATACCATCTGATACCTCGAACCCGCCTACGATATCATCAGAGACCTGCGCTGTTGCCGCGTTTACCGCCTTGTTAATGTTCGACAGCGAGTTAACGTCTGGCTGTGGTATTACGTTCTTATTATCAACCTCAAATGTCAGATTGAATGTACACACGCCGAGGTTTGTGGTGTCCTCATCGAACGTATAAGGCATTGCCACCAGCTGCAGGTCTACGCTGAAGAATGGATGTGATAGCGTTCCGACGCCGCCACGATCAAGAGCGGCTATAAGCCTGTCGCGATTGTTAAAGTATGATTGCGGATCCAGCTGGCCGTCTGCATAGTCGGTAATAGTAGTAACAACCAGCGAGAACGTCTTAGGCTTAAACCCTAAATCTTCAATGGCCTGCTTTGATGAGTTGGGGAATTCATGCTTGATTGTTTTGCGGCCACCAGAAGTCGAAGCCGATACAACCAGAAAGCCGGCGCCATTGAATGAGCCTGAACGCAGTAGCGAGTCTATTGTCATGCCATCGACTTTCCACGGTTCATAGTGAAGCCTCGGGTTGAGCTTGCAGCGGATACGGTGGCTTTTGTACCTTTGTCGGTGGTGACGTTTACATCCACATTACCATTAACTGTATTCTGATTTTTCGTTATGGCTTCCTGTGTCAGCTTGTGCTCTGAGCTGTCAGGCATCCACGACTTGAAAGTAGCCTTGACTTTTTCCCAGTTCTTGATCAGCTGCACAATGCCATATATTACGGCGGCAATGGCAATGGCTATGCCAGTTATAAATAGTCCAACAGGGTTAGTGGTGAGGAATAGCATAGCGCGTCCGCATACAACTATGGCGGCTGACAGGGCTTTCCACGCAAGAATCATCTTAGGGAGTACGGTCAAAAACGTACCGAATACAAACAGCAACGGTACACTGACAGCCATGAGTATCAGGATTACACCGGCAACGCCTTTGATGATTGGGTTAGATTTTGCGAGTGTAGTCATAAGCCAAGTAATACCGTGAATCATAGGAACCAATATCGGAGCAATCATTGACCCCATAGACTCGGCAAGGTTTTTGAATTCCTTTGACATGTTCTCTAGCGGTTGTGTATCAGCTATTATTTTTGCTTGACCTTTATACTTTCCTTCGAGTAGTTCCAGAACCTTGGCTTGTGCTAGTCCTGCTTGCCCTGATTTTACAAGGTATTTTAAATACGCTTCCTGTTGCGGAGCCAATATCACACCCGCTCTAGCAAGCGCGCCGGCGGCTTCTGCTGGTTTTGATAGCGCACGACCAACGGCGATAGATACAGTGCCTAAATCTTTCTCAAGATATGCCGACATATCAACGACAGCCTGTTGCGCACGCGTCATCGTGTCTCCGGTAATGCTTCCAAATGTCAGCATCCGACTTGTAACCTGATTGAGAATATCATCCGCTTCGTAAAGCGAGTTCATGCTCATCTTATCGGCGGCATCTTGTAACTGTTTTGATGTAAACCCGGCACGATTGCCAGTATTGGCAAGCGTCTTTGATACCTTCGCGATTGCCTTCTCTTGATCAGTCCACTCCTTAAAACCGATAGCGAGAAAACCGGTAGCAGCGGCTGAATACCATTTCAAGTCGCCAGCCAAAGATTTCATCCTGCCACCGGCAAGGCGCATCTTGTCAAATGTTGTGCTGGTTTTGGCAACCTCTGCCTGTAATGATTTTACTTTGCGCTCTGCCGCCTCACTCGATTTCTCAAACGAAGCCAGCACCTTCGAGAACTTGTCCGATGCGATGAAGTTGTATACCGAATTGAAATTAGCCACTTTTACTCGCCGCGTTTAGTTTGTTTGCTAAGTGTTCAGCATCTTTGATCAGGTCATAAGCGTAGGTGATGGGCAGAACGTCGTGGTACTGAATGAAGTCAACACTGCCGCCTATGAACTTGCACGCTGCCAATAACGCCCTCCTGAACTCGACAGGCGAGTCAGGCATCAGGAAGGCATAATAAAATTTGCGAGGTATTGACCCAGCATTGCGTCTACGTCGTCAAGCGATATCTTCTCGAACAATGAGCGCGTCAGGTCTTTCTCACCTTCAACACTGCATGCGCCTTCTGTTAGCAGTTGCGAAAACTCACCGAGCACACGATTAATATCAACGCCAGGCGCTGCATAGATTGCCAACGCAAGAGCGTCACCAACGTCTTTAATATCGTCATCGGTTAGTTTTGCGTCAGGCTTTGCCGCCGATTCTGGCTGTGCGGATTTTGGCTTTTGCGATTCCATCCACTGAAACGCAATCATTAATTGCTGTTTCAATATAGCTCGGTGAGCTATGTTTTTTCCAGAAGGCGCTTTCAGAATTAATTTAAAACCATCAACCTGCGCGCCATCGCCTGCATATTTGATAGGCGTGGTTAAGCAGAATTCTATCTCTGATTTTTTCATGATGTACTACACTCCGTTATTAAACGAGGGGAGCACCTTGGAATTCTAACTCTACTTTGCCGTCATCTGACAGCGTGATTTCAGGGTCATTAACCATAGTGCCTTGCGACATAGTAAGATTCACAGATCCCAATTCGATGACGTTGCCGCCACCGTTTGACTGCCACAATTCTTTAAGCGCGATTGCCTGCTCTGTTGAGTAGACAGAAAACTTAACCATGCCTTTTTTTGTTTCAACATTGGTAGACGTAACAACAGATACGAGGCCATTACCGGCGCTCTGGACCTTCACAGACTGTTCGCCTTTGCCAGACTTGTACGATACAGAGTTTGGCACGACGTTTACCGTGATGTCATTAACAACTACCGAGGGGTCGCTAATTTGTTCGTATTGTTCAGCCATGATTGCCTCTGAGATTATTAAAACGTTGCGATTGACAGCTCAATCGTGTACAGGATATTGCGTAACTGGGTAACGATTGGCAGCACCATAGTGATAGTCACAGTCGTGTCACTGGTAAGCGTGATGACAAGGTTCTCGTCATAATACTCAAGAGCGTCTTGGCCGGTAGACAGCGCGCCAGTAACAACCAGCGCATCATCGGCAAGCTCTTTGTAAAGCTTCTTGCTGAACCGACGAATGCTATCTTCGTTCGCCATCGCACGACCAGGTATTACAGCGCCTTGTGTCAGTCGGTGTTGATTGAAGCGAGCCCGATAGTTGTTGAAATAAAACTCGCGGCACTCGCGGCCAGTGTCGTCGTATTCCTCATATTTGAATGTGTTGTCAGGATTTGCGGCAGCATCTGTTTTGTAGGTTGTAACCTGTTCGCCCATCAGAGCGTCTGTGTTGTTCAGGTTGTTGCCCCATACGGATATGCCGGCTGTAACTAAGTCCTCAATCTCGTCTTCAGAAAAGCCGTCGCCAGCCTCAACCAAAGGCATATAGGCAAGCGGCGTGTTGAAGTATGGCAGTGATGCAATAGCCTTGCCGCCGAAACGGTCGAGCGAACCCATATTAGCAATTACAAGCGATGCAATGTTAGCGCCATCAGTAAGACGTAATGCGCGAATGCCTGAATCCTGCGCGGCTTTACCGTAGCCGAGTTCAAGCATTGCGGGTCCTTTGTACGATGTTTCAGCGACTTTCAGGTCACCGATAATCTTAAGATTTTTGTCGTTGTGCGTGTTGC